CTACTGCGATGTATAAACTGTAGCTTCGATGGTTGAAATTTTATCTTGCACTGCTTGAAAGTTTACAGTTGACCATAGGCCGGGATGCATGGGTCGTGGCCAGGCGCCCGAGTCAATCCAGGCATAGCCCAAGTGCTCACTGTTGAGCTCGGGCTGGAATTCTTGATCAACCACACAGAAAAAAGTGTGGTATTCAAATCCTGAGTCTGCAGTGGTAAATTTTTCCAAAGGTATCAAACGATAATATTCGGGCACAAATCCCATTTCCTCCTGGCATTCGCGAGTCATGGCTGCTAGCAGGCTTTCGCCCGGTTCTACACGACCGCCAGGCAGACCCCAACTGCCAGGATGTTTTGGATCAGCTCGCATGAGATATAGATAACGCTGGGTTGATACAGCATAAAACCACACGCCCACTGCGGCTACAATATTACTCATAGCACCAATGACCAGGTTCCTCCTGCATACAGTCCTTGATAGCTTTTGACCCAGGCATTTCCAGTCCAGCGATACTGTATTTCTGTTGTGAGATTTGTAACATACTGTATATTATCTGGACTTGAGGTAGAGTCAAAAGAAATTTGCCAGCGTGCGCCGTCGTACTCTACTATATCGTTGGTTTGAGCCACCAAGGGTTGCCCGTCAATACCCGACCATGCATCTGGATTGGTTATTCCTGGATTGTCGTACGATCCGGTGGCCTGTGTAAAAAGATAGCGTTGACCCACCGCTGCTGGCGGCAAACCAAAGCCTGGTCCACCGGCCAACGGATCAATCACAGCCGTGATAGGATCTAGCGTATTACTAGGAACCGTGGCTTCGTTAACATTGAACAATAGGAATCGATCGTCGGTAGGATCAAACGCCACAGTGCCCATTACATCAGTGCCATCTGGTTGTTCTAGAGTGACCATGCTAATTCCAGGTCGAAAGGCTCCGTATAAATTGACCACACTGGGCCACAATAAATTGCTAGGCGGACTGTCGGGCGGTGTTAAACTGTCATTGGGTTCATCTATAACCTGTTGCTGACGCAAGATTTGTAGTTTGTTGTCAATCAACAATACTTGGTAACTGTAAGGAGTAAACCGTTGACGAGTGCCCAACAACAAATCACTGTTGGTCAAGGCATTGACCAGGTCACCCTGCGCATCATAAACCGAAGCAATAATACGTTCAACCACACCCAGTTTCTTGACCTTGGCTGGCGGAGTGATCCACATGGGCAAGGTAAATGACAAGGTAGCAATATCTATAGGATCGCCAGTGCCAATTGGAATTGTTCTGTTGCTCCAACGCACATCTTTGAGATACAGTACAGTAAGGCTGGTCCAGTCTATGTAGTTGTCGGTACTTTGTATTTCTAACCCAGGGTTAAACAAGGTCAGGATCTGCTCCAACAATTGCATTTTTTGATTGGTATTTGAAGTCCAAATGTCCAGGTTTATGGTCATTTCATAAGGCACAGGCATAGCACGCTCAATAGTAAATGCATTGCCTTGTGTGGTTTCGTAGGTTTCGGTGTCCGGGTCATAGGTTCGTTGACGCACAGCTATTTTGTCTACAAAGTAAGGTTCCTGCATCCTTGGCCTGTCGTATTTTAAATCTGTAATGTAAAAGGTCATCAAGGGAGTGCTCGGCATGTCGTTGGCCGAATTGTTTTGCAATATAGTTTGTGCTTGCCGACTTGCATCACCATATCGTACTGGCACACGTATCAGAGTGTCTACTTCCGATCCCGGTCCTTGACCTGCTTCGTTGGCGCCATACTCAACGTCAAAGTTACTAAAAATTCTAGCAAACTGTAGCAAGAATCGACGTAATTGTTGGTCGTAAAAAAATTGAGCGATAATTATCTCCCTGGAGGTCTTGGGTTGGGCGGCAAATTGCCACCTTGATCACCGTTGTCGGGTGTTATTTCCAATATTTCACTGAGACTCTGTCGGCTAGGAATATTACCAATGTCAGTGGTGGGTACTGTGTAGATGTTGTTAACAAAACTGGCCCGTTGTGTAAGAGCCTGGGTGGCATAGTCAAGGTCGGTGCGAACATTGTCACTGATAGCTAACCATGCTCGACCATCAAATCTAAACAACCGATTGGGGAAATAATCCAGCCTTAAACAGTAGTTTCCTGCCACCGGGGTGGGAGGAAATTGTACTCCGGGTGTTACCGGTAGGCCATTGGGTGCGTGTGTTGATCCTGTCAGATAACCCTGTGCATAGCCAAATCCATTAGGAGTTATACCCTCGCCGGTTTGTGTACCATCCACAGTTGGGTCAGTCTGATCTGCATTGAGTCCAGCACTAGCAGGCTCACCATTGGGTCCGGTTGGAAGTATATAAAATTTAACATTGTCATACCCACTCAGTGGCACATCCTCGTAGGCCTGTGTTAGTATAGCATCATTGATCTGCAGATCTTTGGGTCTTGTGCTTTGTTTGTCGCCCACGGTGCTGGGAGCAACAACTGCAGTCCAGTATTCAGTGTTAGTGATGTCAGTGCCAGGCGGAACGTTTTTATTGGCAGTATAATAGGTACCGCCATTGTTGACTGTTTCACCTGAAGGATAAAAATTGCCAGGATCCCAGATGTTTTCCGGCATAAACGGTTCGTTAATGATCTGACTGTATTCTTGCGCATTGACCATGGGTGTGGCCTTGATACGCCACAGATGCGGTTGCCAGGTCTGGCTAAATCCTTCTGATGCGAAGTTGGCATCCTGTATGACATAATATTTTGCCAGGCTTTTGACCAAGCTGGTGTCTAAAGGATGATAATCTCTGAGATTGGGCACTTCGATCACATCACCACTCATGAGCTTGCGGCCAAAGGTGTCAATCATGTCGTTGTAGTGGAACGTGACAAACAAGGTGTCGCCGTTCAAGAATAGGCCAAACTGCGTGAGATCAAAATCTATGTCTTGAGTTCTATAAACACCACGCATGACAAACACATCTGGTGCATACACTCGATCACGGTTTTCCAACAGCAACAGATCTTCTATAAAAAGTGGATTGGTTGTAGAATAATTAGGTATGGTAGCATCATTGTTACCATTATCGGTGCCAGCACCTTGTGGTCCTAAATATTTGTGTACAAAAATGTCAATCCCGCCCACAGTGTATTGTTCCGAAATAACTCGATCCAGATACTGGTAATCATAGGTGCGGTTAGGGCGATAGAGACTCAAACGTGGCATAGTAGTATATTTATGGGACAAATTGACTAACGAATCCAAAGCAAGTATAATTACACGCATGGATGAACTATTGAACCGTTTGGATCAAATTGAGCGAGCTATTCCACAAATCAAAAACAAGGTAGCACGCAGAGACCTGATGAAAATGCTGAAAAACATAGACACAGCCATCAACGCTGTCAGCCGAGAAAGTGTGGAATGCCGCAGACTGCATCGCGAAACCGGCTACTACAAAGAACTGGTCCAAAACGCTGAAAAACTCATAACTAACCTGGAACAACACCTGACATTTGCGGCACTGTTAAATGGTTGACCAAAAATGACCCACATGCTATAATACTACTTTACACTCAGGAGAGCCCATGAACGCACGAGCCGCAACTGTGATCAAACCCTTGAACCCAAAAGGGGCAGAAACCAAATATATTGGGCATGAACCCGACTGGAAATTTCAGCCCACGGAAGAAAATCGCATCAGTGCATTCAGCAAGGCCTTTGCCTGGTACAACTATCACTATGGCAAACGAGATGCCAAGGACATGCTGTGCCAATATTTAGAAATCAATCAGCGAGCCAAAGATGCCAAACTCATGCGTGGTATCCCCGACAGCCAAATTCGCCTGACTCCGGCCTGGGTGTGCAGGATGACCTTGATGGGACTGGTGCTCAACGAGCACGAACAATGCATCATTGACGAACAAATTGCCACCATGCTGAAAATCAAACAAGAAGTCAAGAAAGTTGTTGATGAAGCTGAAGTGGCCGTGGCAAAACTTACCATACAAGACCATCTGCGTGAAAAGGTATCCGAATGTGCTGGCGAGTTAGAAGGCATGTTTGACGAGTTTATCAAGGCCGGTGCCAAGATGAGTGCAGACTGGAAACCCATAGCCCAGATCCGTGGCATGAACATCAGCCCTAACATGGTGGGCACCATTGCCGATGTGTGGAAGATCAAGTTGGCTGAATTTGAAGAAGTGCTGGAAGGCACCGATGCGGACCTAACAGAAGGCTACAGTCACCTCAACAAGAATCAAATCAAACAGTGCGTCAAATTCATTGAACAGGTCATTGCCGACTGCGGAAACTATGTGCAGATCAAGAAAGTGGAACGCAAGCCCAGAGCCAAGAAATCTGTGAGCCCAGAAAAACTTTCAGCCAAGTTCAAGTATCTTAAAGATTTTGCCGAACTCAAACTGACCAGCGTTGCGCCGGCTCAGTTGGTCAATGCCGGAGAAGCCTGGTTGTATGATACCAAGAAACGCAAGTTGATCCATGTCATGGCCGACGCTCATCTTGGCACATTCAGTGTCAAAGGGTCAGCCATTGTGGGTTTTGATACCATGCAAACCGTACAAAAAACTCTACGCAAACCTGCAGAACAGCTTAAAGAGCTATTAGCAGGTGGAAAGCCCGCGGCACGCAAGGTGTTTAAAGATATCAAGGCCACAGAAACCAAGTACAACGGTCGCGGCAACGAGAATCTGATCATACTCAAGGCCTGGTAAATACAGGGAACACGGAGTTCCCTTTATGACAGCCCAAAGCACCCAAGCAGAAAACAGCCTAGAAACACTCAAACAACAACTGTTTGATTATGTCCGTTTGACCTTGGGTGATCAGATTGTAGACTTAGAACTGGACGCCGAACACTACGAAACTGCATATCAACGCACCATTGGCACCTATCGTCAGCGAGCGCAGAATGCCTACGAAGAAAGTTACACCTTTATGGAACTGGTGAGCAACGTTAATATCTATACCTTGCCACAGGAAGTGATCACAGTACGTCAAATCTTCCGCAGAACCTTTGGTGATTCAACAGGACCCTTTGCCAGCAACTTTGACCCTTTTAGCCAGGCCAGTTTAAATGTGTATCTTATGAATTTCAATGTGGCCGGTGGCTTGGCCACTTATGATTTTTACAGCCAATATGTGGAACTGGCTGGTCGCATGTTTGGTGCCTATATGAACTACACCTGGAATCCTGTAACTAAAAAACTACAGTTGATTCGAGATCCCAAAGGTACTGGGGAAAATGTCCTGTTATGGACCTACAACCTAAAACCTGAATTCAATCTCATGCAGGACTTTCAAATCAATCAGTGGATTCGTGACTACATGGTTGCAGCTTGCAAAATGATCATTGGCGAAGCTCGTGAGAAATTTGGAGCCTATGCTGGTCCGCAGGGTGGTAGTCAGTTGAACGGTACCCAACTCAAGACCGAAGCACAAACCCAAATGGACATTCAAGTTGAAGGCCTTAAAAATTACATAGATGGCAGTCAGCCAATTACCTGGGTTATAGGCTAGACACATTGTAATAATCATGTTATAATATAACATGAGCACAAGTTTAATGATCGACATAGAAGGACTGGGCACCGGACCGGATGCCACTATTTTAACTATTGCTGCACAAAGCTTCGATCCGTATGGCACCGGCTATTATGATCGTTGCTACTATGCCAGAATTACCCTGGAAAGCCAGCCCAATCGCACCATACAGCAGGACACCATAGACTGGTGGGCCACTCAACCCGAAGCACAGGCCGAAGCATTCATGGAAGAAGGACGTATAGACCTGGATCAAGCCCTGGATAGCCTGTACAAGCTGGCCTGGCAACACAAGTTTATTTGGGCCAATGGTCCCACCTACGACATGAACATTCTGGAGCATGCCTACAAGAGCTACGGCAAGGCTCTGCCCTGGCAGTTCTACAATGTACGCGATGCTAGAACTGTGTATAGTCTTTGGCCCGGCCTGCCAAAACCACCTACCAGCCACCATGCATTGGAAGATTGTCGCAGACAGATCGACATGTTACAGGCCACACTTCGACACTTGAACGTAAAGGAAATGAAATGATCATCGGAATAGTAGGATTTCAGGGTGCAGGAAAAGACACCATAGCAGACTATCTTGCAAACATACATCAATTTCGTCGAGAAAGTTTTGCTGGCACGCTGAAAGACGCTGTGAGCAGTGTGTTTGGGTGGGATCGCGAACTACTAGAAGGCCGTACTCGCCACAGCAGGGAATGGCGTGAGCAAGTAGATCCATGGTGGGCTAATCATTTGGGCATGCCCAATCTTACTCCGCGTTGGGTGTTACAATACTGGGGCACAGAGGTAGTGCGTAAGGGATTTCATGATGATACCTGGATTGCCAGTTTAGAAAACAAGTTGCGTCAAAGCAAAGATGATGTGGTAATTAGCGATTGCAGATTTCCCAACGAAATAGCGGCTATAAAACGTGCCGGTGGCCTAGTAATTAGAGTACAACGTGGCCCAGAACCTGAGTGGTTTCCACTGGCTGAATCTGTAAACGCAGGACCTACAAACATCACCTGGTCTTTAAGTAAAGATCAATTGGCCCAATACAACGTTCATGCCAGCGAAACTGCCTGGATTGGTACCAAATTTGACGCTGTTATCGACAACAACGGTACCATGGACCATCTTTATCAACAAATTAATGATCTGGTTCAAGATCTCCCGGTTGCCAACTAGCGTCTGATTTTTTAATTTCAATTGCACAATTTTGACACACTGTTTTCAAGTTTCTTAAACTGCTGTTGTTGAGATTACCATCCATGTGAAACACCAGTAGTTGTATGGTATATTTGGCACGAAACCCGCAGAGATCACAGCTGGATTTTTTCTTATAGCCGGATTGAAGCCAACGAGCTTTGGGGGGTTTAATCCGTTGACTTTTTTTAATACATGAATCGCAACGACTGCGATAGTGTGTGACACTATTTCTTATGTAGTTTACAGAACATAGTCGTTGGTTACAGGCAGAACATTTAGGTCGATCCATGATGTATTTACATCAAAACCTTTGCAAAGGGCTATTACAGACCATTCTTTTTGTCAATACCGATAAATATCTTTATTAATAAAAAGGAATTTGATATGGCCTTACTATCTCCTGGTGTACAAGTTAGTGTAATTGATCAAAGCAACTACACACCCGCTGCTGCTAGCTCGGTACCATTTATTTTGTTAGCCACAGCGGAAAACAAAATTTCAGGCGCCGGCACTGGAATTGCTCCAGGTACCCTGGCTGC